AGCCGCTGTAACATAACCACCGTGGATTGTGTCTCCAATGAAGTCATCAAACCACTCTACTTGGTCTATTGTATTAAATTCTAAGAATCCGAACTCTCTAGCTAACCCAAGCGTATTTCTTAAATTCTGACGGCTTGGGACATGCTGTACCGGGTTTCTAGCCATTATCTTCTCCTATAGCTTATCCGCTGTTATTGAATGTTCCGGGTCTTGCTTGACCATATCTGGGTCAATATAGACTCTTTGGAACTCTGGTTTATCCTTCTTAAATACTCCCCTCACACGCCACTCTTCCATATCTGGAAGCGGCTTAGTCGTATCCATTTCTACTGCCTCGTAAGGCCCAAATAGCTTTAGCTGTGAAGCCAGCGTGTATCCACGCTTATCCATCGCTTCAAGAAATGTACCTGCTGTACTTTTAATGTGCGACTTCTTTAGTCCACTACTAGCGTCTATAGGCACGTGACAGCTTCCCTCTAGTCGGGAGTAAGGATTATCCCTGCGCTTATCTAATCGTTGTTGAACTTTAGCGGTATCAACAAGTGTTTCTTCACCTGTTCTAGACTCGCTCAATTACTTCCATCTCCGACAAGTAAACTCCATCAATACCTATACCGGGAAGTGTAACTCTAAACTTAGGGTCACCAGTTTTAGAAGTCATTTTATGTTCTTTTACAATCCCCAGTATACCCTTACTCTTAATTTTTTCCTGTACATCTGGGCGCAATGATTCTATATTACTCATTATAGTTTGCGCTTTTTCAGTATCTTCTTTAAGTCTTATAACGTCACCCTCGTTTAATAGTGAGGATGCGTTTGGAAAAACCATATTAGGTGGTTTATCAGAATAGGGGTCTGCTTCTTGCGGTACTACTTTTAGCTTAGGAGGCTCGGACGGGCGCTTCTCCATAGTGGAAATGCGCTCATCCATAGCCCCTAACTTATCTAATATAGCCTCTAGTACATCAGCGCTACTGTCAGTAGCTTCACTCTTCTTCGTAGGCATTTAAGCTCCTTTTATCCAAACACCGTGGTTATCCCTCATTTCTCTCACACCATATAACTGTTCAATGGCTACCTTATCTACAAGGTAGTCAATATCAAACATACTGTGCATGGTAGGACTCATTTGCATGACTAGAGCAAGAGACTCTTTTTGGAAGAGAGTATTGTCGTGTCCTGCGGAGTTATCACCTTCCACGTTAGTAGTTTTATATACTGGTATGTTTAAGAATGAGGATACATACGCAAACTCCAGTGCTGTATTGCGGCCTTCGCCGTGCAACATACTGTAGTCATTGTTTGTATATATGTCTGCCTTCATAAGCCCGACTTCAGCCGCTGGAGAGATAACAAAATACCTGTTCTCTGCCGGGGCATTAGCATCATCAAGATACTGTATAGCCCGGAGGTAATCATGGTAAGTGTTCTCTGCCGCCAGTGTTCCCACTGTCTGGGTAAAATTGTCTGGTAATCCAGCGAGGGTATCGTCAACGTCCAAGCCAAGGGCATAGCCCAACTTGCCAGCATACATTGCTAGCTGGTCTCTATTGCCTTGTACTTTAACAATACTTTCCACCGCAATAGCCGCATACATATGTGTAGCTATTGTGATGTCCAAATTGGTTTCTGTTACTGTTTCATACGTGATAGCCGCATTGGATGATTTAGCTTTTGCACGAGCCGCTAAATCTCCGACACTAGGAACATGAATTGTGTCCCCAGCCGTAAGGCCATCTTCAAATCTTCGGTCAACTAACTTAGCAAAGACTAACTGCTGTTCTCTTGCGACGATTGCCAAGGGTGACCAAATCTCTGGTATGAAAACATCTGCCGTAGTGCTATCGATAAATTCTGTTGCAGCTGCCGCCATTATTTTCTCCTAAAGAATTGGTCTAAAACCGTATCGGCATGAGCAGACAATTGGTCTTCACTCATACCGGGAGTTACATTTACGGCATCGCCCAGCGTCATTCGTTTCTGTCCTGCGCTTATAGAAGAGCCAGAGTCAACCTCTCGCCCCCCTTCTCGCAGACGTTCCGATACACGCCGTTCAACTTCCGCATCTATATCTTCCACTGGTTGTGAAAAAGATGACTGAACAGAACCTAACGCACCAGCGTAGTCGCCCTGTTCCCACTTAGTCCTAGCTTCTTCCATTTGTTCAGAGTCCCAAGTACTATCATTGTCGTGTAATACATCGGCAATTTGAGTTCTGTGCATCAGCATCGAAGTGTCCGCCTGCCTTTGCTGAGTCATGCTATCCTTCACTCCTGTGATTGGAGAATCGTCATAACTACCTTGCGCAAAGTGGTCAATGAGTGATTCAACTGCGCCCTCAACACGTGATAAGGCCGCTTTAGTTTCGCCTAACTCCAGATACCCTTTTAATAGTTCCTTGTTTTGCTCTCTGGCCCGGTTCAGTTGTCGTTGCCAGCCTTTTTGCTCATCAGATACGTCGTCAACGATGTCCGCTTCTGCGTTAGTGCTATTGCTGTCCTGATTTGCTTCGTACTCAGCCACGGTTAGTGCCTCCTTGGATGTCCCACGCTGATACTCCATTTAAATTATACCACATTATACATCTCCTGTCAATTATTATAACTCAATCGGTATTATTTCTATTCTGCCTGTCTCGGACACACTAAAACTTCTAGGGTCTGGTGTCCTTGATGGTCTTGTTGCATTTTCTTGCATAAGTTTTTCTGCAAGCCCTGTATTTAAAGGGTGTCTAGGATTATTACCATAGTAGGTTACTAGTATTCTATCTAGTTCTTGGTCTTGAGAAACTATTTGTTCTCGCTTCCTTTCTATAGTACTTTGTATTTGCTGATAATATGGGTCTGATGCCCTCTTATAGTCTCTATATCTTGGGGGCAAC